AAGCTTTGATAAAAGAATTAATGTAGCTCCAAACACCAACGTAACTTTAGATTCATACAAATCAGATGATGGAGACTTTACAGGAGATTTAAATCTTAGGTATTCAAATAGAGGTAAGTATGGAAATATAGATTTGCAGTCTGCAATAAATGAGCTAGGAGATACGCAAGATAGCATTAGATACAAACAAGACATAGGGCCATTTTCAATAAAAGCAGGAAAAACAGCCGGAAGAGACGCAACAGGATCTGTAAGTTATAACTTACCTAGTATGTCTGTTGGTAACGCTCAAACCATTCAAGCAAGAGTTGTAGTTGATAGCTTATTAAATGCTAAAGGACAACTAGATTATATGTATAACAATCCAAATACTGGATATTTTGTTGATGCTGGACTAGGACTTAACTCACAAAGAAGCCCAGAGTTTAATTTAAAATTTGGTAAAAACTTTTGAACCTAGCTCATCTCTCGGATCAGGAGATTAAAGAAACCTTAGTTTTAAAAGAGCGTTTAGAGCTTCTTAAAAAACGACAAGGATGTGAGGACACTTTTTTAGACTTTGTTAATTACATGTGGCCAGAGTTTATTTGTGGGCGTCACCATCAAATCTTTGCACAAAAACTAGAAGATGTAGCTAGTGGCAAAATTAAAAGATTAATTATTAACATGCCTCCTCGTCATACCAAGTCCGAGTTTTGTTCTACTTATTTTCCAGCCTGGATTATGGGCAAGCAACCTAAAAGAAAAATTATGCAGACAACTCATACAGGTGAGTTAGCCGTAAGGTTTGGTCGTAAAGTTAGAAACATGATGGATACAGATGAGTATCGAAGAATCTTTACAGAAGTGCAGTTGAAAGCAGACAGTAAATCAGCTGGTCGTTGGGAGACTGACAAAGGCGGAGAATACTTTGCTGCGGGTGTGGGAGGAGCTATTACAGGTCGTGGTGCGGATCTATTAATTATTGATGACCCTCACTCGGAACAAGACGCGCTTAGTCCTACAGCTATGGAAGCATGTTGGGAATGGTACACCTCTGGACCTAGACAGCGTTTGCAGCCTGGGGGCGCAATCATTCTTGTTATGACGCGTTGGAGTTCCATAGATCTAACGGCTAAGTTGCTAGACGCACAAAAAGAATCAGCCGCTGATCAATGGGATATAGTAGAGTTTCCAGCAATCTTTCCAGAAACTAACAACGCTTTATGGCCCGAGTTCTGGTCAATAGATGAGTTACAAAAAGTTAAAGCATCTTTGCCTGTACAAAAATGGAATGCTCAATGGATGCAAACCCCGACATCCGAAGAAGGGTCTATTGTTAAAAGAGAGTGGTGGAAAGCTTGGGATCACGATTCTTTGCCGTCAGTTAGTTACATCATACAAAGTTACGATACAGCCTTCAGTAAAAAAGAAAATGCGGATTACTCTGCTATTTCTACTTGGGGTATTTTTAGACCAACGCAAGATGCGCCTGACTCTATTATATTGTTAGATGCGCAAAAAGGTCGTTGGGATTTTCCAGAGTTAAAAAGAATAGCTTACGAGGAATATCAATACTGGGAACCAGACATGACATTAATTGAAGCCAAAGCATCAGGAACTCCGTTAACTCATGAGCTTAGAAGACTGGGAATACCTGTAGTTAATTACTCACCAACAAGAGGGCATGACAAGTCAACAAGGATGCATTCAGTTGCACCTATCTTTGAGTCCGGATTAGTGTGGGCGCCTGAAAAGAAATTTGCTGAAGAGATGATTGAAGAATGTGCTTCATTTCCTTTTGGAAAAAATGATGACCTATGTGATACTATGACTCAAGCCTTAATGAGGTTTAGAGAAGGTGGCTTAGTTTCTTTGAATGATGATTATACAGATAGAGAAAAAGCACCAGTAAAAAGGGTATATTACTAATATGGCAGTAGAAAAAGATATAAATCCAACAGTTCTTAATCAAGAAAATCAAGTGCCTCTTGGACAAGAAGACATGAGTATTGCTTTAGAAGCTCTTAGAGAATCTGGGTCTGAAGGTTTTGAAATGCAAGAAGATGGCAGCGCTATATTAGGGCAAACTGATTCAGAAGAAATGGAAACAGGATTTGACTCTAATCTTGCCGAAGTAATTGACCCTAGCGATTTAAGAACAATATCTAATGAGCTAGTAGCAGGTATTGAAAAAGATAAAGGATCTAGAGAAGATTGGGAAAGCACATATACAGACGGCCTTAAATACTTAGGCATGAAGTTTGATGCTGAGAGATCCGAACCTTTTGCCGGAGCTTCAGGTGTTATTCATCCGTTGCTAGGAGAAGCAGTAACAACCTTCCAAGCTCAAGCTTATAAAGAACTATTGCCTTCTGGTGGTCCAGTTAAGACTCAAGTTATGGGAGCGTATAGCTCTATGTTAGAAGAGCAGGCCCAAAGAGTAAAAGATTTTATGAACTACCAAATTACTCATGTAATGGAAGAGTTTGATGAAGAGTTAGATCAAATGCTTTTTTACCTACCTTTAGCTGGATCTGCATTTAAAAAAGTTTATTACGATGAAAACTTAGGCAGAGCCGTATCAAAATTTATTGCTCCTGAAGATTTAATTGTTCCTTACTACACAACAGATTTAGAAAGCTGCACAAGAATAACTAACGTTATTAAAATGGCAGAGAATGATGTAAGAAAATTACAGGCTTCTGGATTTTATCGAAAGATAGATTTAGAAACTGGAGAGAACTCTAATAGTTTTACAGATGTAAAAGAAGAAATAAATAAACTTTCTGGTATGGAACCTACCTACGATGACGGAGAAGTATCTCTTCTATACGAAGTTCATTGTAACTTAGAGCTAGAAGGCTATGAGGATATGGATGAAGATGGAGAGCCAACAGGAGTCAAGCTTCCTTACATAGTTACATTAGATACGCATTCAAGTGAAATCTTATCTATTAGAAGAAATTACAAAGAAGACGATACTCTTAAAAAGAAAATAGAATACTTTGTGCATTTTAAATTCTTGCCAGGATTAGGATTCTACGGTTTTGGATTAACACACATGATAGGTGGGTTATCTAAAGCATCAACATCTATTATGAGACAATTAATTGATGCAGGTACTTTAGCTAATTTGCCCGCAGGATTTAAAACTAGAGGCATTAGGATTAGAGATGAAGACACGCCAATACAACCAGGCGAGTTTAGAGACGTAGATGCTCCGGGTGGATCTTTACGAGATTCTATTCAACCATTACCTTTTAAAGAGCCTAGTGCAACATTACTTAACCTACTAAACATCTTAGTAGATTCAGGTCAAAAGTTTGCATCTATTGCAGAGATTAATACAGGACAAGGCAATCCAAATGCTCCAGTAGGAACAACGCTTGCTTTGCTTGAAAGATCTACCAAGGTATTATCTGCAATCCATAAAAGATTGCATAATTCTCAAAAGAAAGAATTTAGAATATTGTCTAAGGTTTTTCAAGAGTACTTGCCCCCAGAATATCCTTACGCCATAGCCAACAATGAATCTTCTATTATGTTGTCTGACTTTGATGACAAGGTAGATATATTCCCAGTCTCAAATCCAGACATATTTAGCCAAGCACAAAGAATTGCTATGGCTCAAGAGATGATGCAGTTAGTTCAATCTAACCCACAAGTTCATGGGCCTAGCGGTACTTACGAGGCTTATAAAAGAATGTATGCAGCCATAGGTGTAGACAATATAGATCAAATATTAACTCCACCACCACCTACAGATCCTACTCCTTTAGAAGCTGGATTTGAAAACAATCAATTGTTATTAGGTCAACAAGCTCAAGCGTTCCCACAACAAAATCATGATGCGCATATTTCAATTCACATGTCTTTGTTAAATACGCCACCAGTTCAAATGAATGCTCAAGTACAAGCTTTAATACATTCTCATATAATGCAGCATTTACAAATGAAAGCAGACATCTTAGCTGAACAACAAATGCCTCCTGAAATGATGCAACAGTTCAAAGGTTTGCAACAACAAGCTCAACAAGCACAACCAGAAGAAGCTCAAGCTTTGTCAATTCAAGCAGGAGATATGTTGGCTCAATTCTCATCTCCAATACTTGCTGAGTTATTAATTGAATACAATCAAAAAGTTGCAGCACCTCAAGATGAAGATCCTTTAGTATCAATTAGAAAACAAGAACTAGCATTAAAAGGACAAGAGCTTTCAATAGAACAACAACAGTTTGCAACTGAGCAACAAAGAAAAGTTCAAGAAGCTCAACAAAGAATTAATGTTGATAGAGAAAGAATTGAAACTCAAGAAGATATTGCTGGACTAAGAGATGATACGGCCAGAGCAAGAATGGAACAACAAGCTAAATTTAAAATAGCTGACATGCAAAACAAACAACAGTAATGCCGTTAAAGTTTAAAACTCTTGGTTCTGGTATAGACAAACAAAAAAGCAAAACTAAAAGAACTTCTATAGGCGATAGCAACAACACTTATCCTAAAAATAAAAATGCAAAAAAGCAGTATAAAAAATACAGAGGCCAAGGCAAATAAAAACTTGCAAATATTTTATTTAACCAAGATAATAAACAACATGATAAAAAGAACTGAAATATCACAACAAAAAACTCCAAAAGTAACTACCAATAAGAATAGTTACAGTAACAAAGGTTCTGTTTCTTTAAAAAGTAACGCAGGAACTTTTGACGCTAGCACAACTCCTAAACCTGGAATGGGTAAAGGTAAAGCTAGAGGTATGGGCGCTGCCGAATTTGGTGGCAAGTTTTCTGGCATTTATTAGTGTCAATAGTTTGGGTAAGCCAAAAATTTTTTAAAGAAATTGAGGCTCAAAAAGAAAGCGTAAAGGATGTAATTTTAGCTGGGACTAAAGACTTTGCGCAATATCAGTATCTGTGTGGACGCTACAGCTCTCTCGTAGACGCAGAAAATTCATTTAGAGAACTGCTAGGAAAAATACAAGAAGATGCCGAAGATACACGTACCTGATCATGTTGCACAAGCAATAGAAGCAGAAGCCAAAGAAAAAAAAACCGCTACAAAAAAAACTAAATCTACTACGGATAATGTTCCGTACATAGAACCAGGAGCTAGAGTTTTAGATCCTACTCTTTTAGATAAATCAATTTTACAAAGAATGCCCCAACCTACAGGATGGAGAATATTAATTCTTCCATACGCAGGTAAGGCTGTAACAGAAGGAGGAATTCATTTGGTACAGTCAACGGTAGATAGAGAATCTCTAGCAACCGTTGTAGGGTATGTTGTAAAAATGGGTCCTGATTGCTACAAAGACTCCAGTAAGTTTACTGGGCCTTGGTGTCAGGAAAAACAATGGGTATTAATAGGCAGATATGCTGGCGCTCGCTTTAGATTGGGAGATGAGTCTGAATGCAGAATCATTAACGATGATGAAGTAATTGCTACTATATTAGATCCTGATGATATTCTTGCAGTATAAGGAGTAAACATGTCTGAGATTAAAGAAGAAATTATTGACGAAGGCGAGGTTGTCGAAGTAGAAATACCCGAAGAAAAACCTAGCGGTAAAATAGCGGACTTAGCTCCGGTAGATGAAGAAGCTGAACAAGCCATTAAGGATGTCTCTGAAACATCAGAGGTTAAATCAGAAGAAGAGCTAGAAGATTATTCTGAAAAAGTTAAAAAACGTATTAATAATCTAACTCGTAAGTTGCGAGAAGCGGAGCGTGGTCAAGAATCTGCCTATGAGTATGCAAAAAGAATAGCAACAGAAAATGAAAACTTAAAAACTAAATCATCATTTAGTGATAAGTCTTATTTAAATGAAGCTGAAAGCAGACTTAAGTCACAAAAATCTCAAGCTTTAGCAGCATTAAAAAATGCGCACGAAGTAGCTGATTATGACAAAGTGGGCAAAGCTCAAGATGTACTTTCAAAAATTGCAATAGAAGAAAACAAAGTTAATGTTTCTAAACAACAATTAGAACATCAACAAAATGTTCAAGAACAAGCAAACTATCAAGATTACATTCCACAACAACAACCAGTACAACAGCAACCACAACTCACTTCAACAGATGAATCTTGGATAGAAAAAAACGAATGGTTTGGTCAAGATGAAATTATGACTACAAGTGCTTATACTATTCATGCGCAGTTACGAAATGAAGGCTTTGACCTTGGAACAGATGAGTACTATACTGAAGTAGACAAGAGAATTCGTAATGCATTCCCTCAAAAGTTTTCAGAATCTTCTAGTAGTCAATCTAAGCCTCAACAAAAAGTGGCTTCGGCTGGAAGAGTAGCTGGTAATACTGGCTCTAATAAAAGACAAGTAAAATTGTCTCCGTCTGAAGTTCAGATGGCTAAAAGATTAAACGTACCCTTAACAGAGTACGCAAGATATGTTAAAAGGTAACAATTATGACAGAAGATAATAAAAAAGATTTAAACAGAACTTCGCGTTCTGCCGACACTCGAGCAACGAAAGAAGCTCGCAAACCCTGGAGTCCACCATCAATGTTGGATACTCCCCCCGCGCCTGAAGGTTATACTTACAGGTGGATTAGAGCTGAACTCGCTGGTAACGAAGACAGAAAGAATGTAACTTCTAGGATGAGAGAAGGTTTCGACCTTGTTAGATCCGAGGAGATAGGTGATTTCGCACTTCCTACTATTGATGACGGTAAACATGCAGGGGTAGTTTCAGTTGGCGGTTTGCTTTTGGCTAAGATCCCGAATGAGACGCGAGAGGAAAGAAACTCCTATTTTAATGCTCGTGCAAGAACCCAGCAAGAAGCTGTGGACAATGATCTCTTAAGGGAATCCGATCCTAACTCTCCGATTTTAACACCGGAAAGAACAAGCAAAGTAACTTTTGGAGGTGGTCAACGTAGTTGATCGTCAAAAATTAATTTTAAAATATAAGGTGACTTATTATGGCTAACAAAGATGCCCCATTTGGAGCAAGGCTGGTAGGTAAATTAGGTTCTGGTGTTGCCAACGGTGGTATGACAGAATATAAAATTGCTTCAGCAGCTTCGGGGAATATTTTTTCAGGCGATTTAGTTAAAATGCTTAATACTGGTACAATTTTAGTATCAGCAGCTGGTGATGAATCAGTAGGCGTATTCAGAGGATGTCAGTTTACTAATAGCAGCGGAGACGTTGTTTTTAGTTCTTTCTTTCCTACTGGAACTGTATCGACTGATATTGTAGCTTTTGTACAAGATGACCCTAATGCTGTATTCGAAATTCAGAGTGCTGGTTCTCCAGCTCAAACTGATGTTGGTTTGAATGCAGATATATCTTATACAGCTGGATCTACCAAAACTGGTATGTCTGCTGTAGAGCTATCTGGGACAACTGCTGCAACAACTGCAACGTTTAGGATTATGGGATTCTCCTCTGATCCGGATAACACAACAACAGGCTCGGCAAATGTAAACGTTATTGTTAAATTTAACGAACATTTCTACGTAGACCCAACCGGAGTATAAGTAATGGCTATTAATAGAGCGCAATTAGCGAAAGAATTAGAGCCAGGCCTTAACGCCTTGTTCGGTATGGAATATGCAAGATATGAAGCAGAGCATACAGAAATTTTCGATTCAGAAAGTTCTGATAGAGCGTTTGAAGAAGAAACTTTAATCGTGGGATTTGGTAATGCAGAAGTAAAATCAGAAGGTAGTGGTGTCAGATTTGATACAGCTAACGAAGGATATACTTCTCGTTATACTCACGAAACGGTTGCTTTAGCATTCGCACTTACAGAAGAAGCTGTTGAAGATAACTTGTATGATAGGCTTGGCGCGAGATACACTAAAGCATTAGCTAGATCTATGGCTAATACTAAGCAAATCAAAGCTGCATCAGTACTGAACAATGCGTTCGATACTACTGGCGGTGATGGCGTATCTTTAATTAATACTGCTCACCCTTTAGGGGGCGGCGGTACTTTAGCGAATAGAGCAACCACTATGGCGGATCTTAATGAAACTTCTCTTGAAGATGCATTAATTAATATTTCTACATTCTCGGATGATAGAGGTCTTAATGTGGCACTAAGAGGAATGAAGTTAATTATTCCACCTCAATTGCAATTTGTTGCTGACAGATTATTACAAACTCCTGGTAGAGTTGGTACTTCTGACAACGATATTAATGCAATGAAAAATATGGGTATGCTGCCTAACGGCTATGTCGTAAACCATTATCTAACAGATACAGATGCTTTCTTCTTGAAAACAGATTGTCCTGATGGATTTAAGTATTTCGAAAGATCTCCAATGCAAACTGCATTAGAGGGTGATTTTGATACTGGGAATATGAGATATAAAGCTAGAGAGCGTTACAGCTTTGGATATTCTAACTTTAGAGCCGTTTACGGTTCTCAAGGAGCTTAATACGAACGATTTATTGTAGCGTTTATTACTCAACTACAATTACCTAGGGGGCCTAACAGCCCCCTTTTTTTTATTTAAAATTTAATATACAATCAAGTAACTAGGAATATATTAACTTGTTCTACCGACTGACCTAGCAGACAAGCCAAGACAGTAGAACTTATTTCCGGGAGGAAATTATGGCGAATTCAACTTTTAGCGGAGCAGTCCGTTCAGAAAATGGTTTTAAAACCATTGACGTAAATTCAACAACAGGTGCGATAACAGATGGGTTGGTAATCAACGCAGATGGTAATATCTTTACTGATGATGGTGGACACATTCAATACGCAGCAGCAACAGGTTATGGACCTGCTGACTTTATTGTAGGAAAAGGCGGTAGCCAATACGGTACTGTTGATCCTTTCACTTCAGGACTTACTCAACTATTTCCTTTAGGCAGCAGATTACTTTATGGTAATACTGTTTATGCTTATGGTAGATTAGCAGCAGTAGCTGTTACAGCAGGTAAGTGTGTTACACACGCTGCTAAAATAACAAATCACTTTGATTTAACACCAACCGCAGGAGTCGCAGCAGGTGAAACTGCAATCTCAGTAGAGACTGCTGGTACTGACATAACTCTTAACCAATATGCAAATGGTTATCTTTATGTAAATGATGCTGCGGGTGAAGGTCAAATGCTTAGAATTAAATCTAATCCAGCACATGATCATTCAGCCGATCCTTCTATTGTTATTACTTGCTACGATGATTTAGCAACAGCAATTACAACAAGTTCAAGAATTACTTTAATTCCTGATCCAAGAAGCGCTTTAATTGGTCAAGCAGCAACAACTACAGGTGCAACAATGGGTGTAACAGTAGTTGATATGGCAGCCAGTGCTTATGGTTGGTTTGCAGTCTCAGGACCAGCAACAATATTAACTTCAGGAACATTAGTCGTGGGTAACCATGCAGTACCTTTAGGAGCTGTCGGTGCAGTTGGACCAGCAGCAGGAGATGTTATTCAGGTAATTGGTGTAGTTATGATTGTTAATGTAACAACAGATTACTCACTAATTAACCTTACAGGCATTATTTAAGGAGTAACTTATGGCAGGTAGATTAACAGGCTCAGATGTTCAGGGTAAGTTTATTCTTGCCGATGCTCAAGCCTTAGATGCAGATGGAATATCAACAGCAGCAGCAGTTGGAAATAATGCAGCACTTACAATAGGTGGTGCGTTAGCTGACGGTGGCTCTGTTACCAATGTTGGCGGAAGGATTGTAACGATCCTTTCTGCTGGCAATGATGCAGCTAAATCATTTACCGTAGTTGGAACTGATGTAAATGGAGATGCTCAAACAGAATCCATAACAGGTGCAAATGCTGGTACTGCTACTGGTTCTAAATATTTTAGAACAATAACATCAATAACAGCTGTTGGTAATCCAGCAGGTAATGTTTCAGCTGGTATTAATGCAGCAGTTGCAGATGTTATTTTTGCAGGTAGAACTAGGCTACAAGGTATTAACCTTGTTTGCTCTGGTACGGCAGGCAATGTAGATTTTGTAAATACTTCTCCAAATGGAAGCAGTTTGTTTAAACTAGGATCTGTAGCAAGCGCAACAACAACTAGAGATATAACTATTCCTGATAATGGGCTATTATTTACTGGTGGTTTATATATTAATTATACAACTGCAACCTTTGGATCTATGACTGCATTTTTTGCATAAAAAAAATGGCTGAATGGCAGGGTAAAACAGTAACATTAAATAAACCCAGGGCCATTCCTCAAGGAAATGGAGGCTACGGTAAGAAACGTAAAGAAGTTTATGTTATGTGTCCTAGTAGCGATGGTGGTAAAGTAAAACGTATTACTTTTGGCGATAAAAAGATGGGTATGCATAAAAACAGCGCATCTAGAAAAAAAAGTTATTGTGCTAGAAGTGGTGGAATTAAAAGCGACAGATGTAGTGCAAACTATTGGGCGCGCAAAGACTGGAGTTGTTAAATGGGATTATATTCAAACATACACGCAAAAAAGAAACGTATAGCAGCCGGTTCCGGTGAAACTATGCGTAAGAAAGGAGATAAAGGCGCTCCTACTTCAAAAAATTTTAAAGATGCTGCAAAAACAAGGCAAATGAAAGGAAGAGGTGGGCCTGCGGATTTAAACAACGATGGTAAATTGTCCTCTTATGAAAAAACTAGAGGCGATGCTATTGAACAAGCTATGGCAAAACAAAATAGAGTTAAGAAAAAAAACGGTGGGTTCATAGCTAAAGGCTGTGGAAGTGTTATGGAACCTAAAAGAAAAGTTACAACAATCTCTTAGAGGAAAATATAATGAAAAATACAAAATACAGCAGTATTATGAAAAAATCTAAAGGCGGAAGCATGATGAAGAAGTCTAAGGGTCCAGGCATGAAAAGCGGTGGATCTGTAGTAGCAGGAAATGCAAACAGAAGAAGAGCTGATCAAAGTTAATTAGTGCCGTATCTGATAAGTAATATCCCGCATTTTAAATGCTGGGTAAGGAGAGAATTTACTCATGATCACGAAAAATACCAAAATGAGTACATACACGCGCTTGCAATAGCCGTAAACACCATTCCAGATAGATCTCTTAGCTTCCAAGTTGTATTTACTGGGCAAGAGGCTAATTGTGATGATTGGGACGAAGGCAACATTCATGGTGGCGCTATGTGGGCCAGAATGCCCATACAAGGTCTTGTAGCAGATATTCCTATGGCAGACTACCCAAAACCTATGGAAGACCATTTAGTGCAACCTTGGGATTGCGAGTCTAGAGATCATTCGGTTATTGTAATGGATAGAGTTAGCTCTTCTCCCTGGATAGCAAAAATAGGATCTGATTTTTATCAAGCAAAATATTTATTTACGGTTGATTACACCAATAATGAAATTGCAGATGACTCTGCACAACACAAACAATCTCATGTATTATATATAACTGAGGATTGCGAATGGAAAGGTAACTTAATTGCTTTGCCAAACAATAGAGTAAGGGCAACAAGCCCTGCTTTATGGGTTACAGGCGAAGGACCTCCAGATTTTAAGCCGTCACAATGGACGCATTCGGCTGAAGGTCATGAGAGTTATTTAGACCCATCAATTACTTTTAACAATTTATACGAAGAATGATATGCACTACACCAAAGACTTAGATGAGGTTATAAAAGGACTAAAAAAAGCAAGTAAGCTACATGCTGCTCAAGCTAAAAAGTTAGAAAAAATAAATAAAGATCAAAAGTCATATACTGGTGTAAAAAAGAAAAAAACAATTAGCAGAAAGAAAAAATAATGGCGTTATCAGGTAGTACAGATTTTGAACCAAACGTAACTGAGTTTATTGAAGAAGCTTATGAACGCTGTGGTCTTGAATTAAGAACAGGATACGACCTAAAAACAGCTATAAGAAGCGTTAATTTAATGCTTGCAGAATGGGCTAACAGAGGCCTAAATCAATGGACAATAGAGCAGACAACTCAATCTTTAACAGAGGGTACAGCCCTTTATGCTTTAAATACTAATGTAATTGACGTTTTAGATGTTGTTTTAAGAAGAACAATTAATAACACTCAAACAGACATAAGCATGAATAGGATAAGCAGATCTGAATTTACAAATATACCTAACAAAGAAACTAAATCCAGGCCATCACAATTCTTTTTTGACAAGTTAACTACTCCGGTATTAAAAATATGGCCAGCACCAGAAAACTCTACTGATGTTTTAATGTTTAATAAAATTATAAGAATGGACGATGCGGATAAAGCAACAAATACAATGGATATGCCTTTTAGGTTTTTTCCTTGTTTTGTAGCAGGTTTAGCTTATTATTTATCTCTTAAAAAAGCCCCTCAATTAACTCCACAATTAAAAGCTATTTACGAAGAAGAGTTTAGAAGAGCTGCGGATCAAGATGAGGACAGGGCTTCTTTTAGGGTTCGACCTTACATATCTGGATTGTAAAATGGCATACGCTTTAGGTAAATTTGCAAAAGGTCTTTGTGATAGATGTGGTTTTCAATATAAATTACTTGAGTTATCAAAAGAATGGAATGGTGCAAAAGTTTGTGCAGAATGTTTTGAGCCTAAACATCCACAATTAGAAGTTCACAAAGCGCCTTCAGATCCCGAAGCTCTTTATGATCCTAGGCCTAATAATGATGTAGAAGTTGGAGAAGGATTTGTTGTGGTAAGTGATGCAAATAACTTTACTGACACCAGTATAAATTTTTTAACTATGAATCCAGCATTACTAGGATCTAAATTTGTAGTAAGCAAAGTGACAGGTTCATTAGGTACAGTTACAATTACCACATCATGACATTAGCTGAACTAAAAACTTTAATACAAAATTATACAGAAAATGAGGAAACAACTTTTGTTTCTACTTTAAATGATTTTATTATTAGTGCTGAAGATAGGTTGTTTCAATTAATACAACTGGATTACTTTAGAAAAAATGTTACTGGTAATTTAACTGCTGGGAATACTTATCTAACAGCCCCATCTGATTTTTTAATGAGTTTTTCTTTGGCTGTAATAGACAGCAGCAACGATTATCATTACCTAGACAAAAAACACACAAGCTTTATGCGTGCGTATTCTGACGATGCGGTTGCAGAATCAGAAAGAGGAAAGCCTTTGTATTATGCAGATTTTGATAAAGAACTTTCTACTGGAACAGACAACGGATCTACTTTAGTAGTGTCTCCTGTTCCTAATTTAGATTATAACGTTGAGTTACATTACCTTTACATACCAACAAGTCTTACATCTAGTACAACTGGAACTTGGCTTTCTAAAAATGCTAGGAATGCTTTATTATACGGTTGTTTAGTTGAGGCTTATACTTTTATGAAAGGCGATGCAGATTTAATGCAATTGTACGATCAAAGATTTAATTTAGAAGTTTTAAGACTAAAAAATCAAGCAGAGGCAAGAGGAAGAAAAGACGAATATCGTTATGATTCTTTAAGAAGTCCTGTTTCTTAAAAAGGAGAGAAAATGAAGAAGATTAAAAGTCTTGCAGGCAAGACTGTTGCTATTGTTGGACTGGGAAAAAGTTGGTTTGACTATAATTTAGCCAAATCTCATGGAATTCATTTTGACGAAGTATGGTGCATAAACGCTGTAGCATCTGTTATCTATCACGATAGAGTATTTATGATGGACCCAGCATCTAGGTTTTTAGATAGTGATGACGCTGGTGGACAAACATCAAGTATGGCTAAACTTTTAACTGAACATAAAGGCCCTATTTATACATGTGAATTAGATGAGCGTTGTCCTGGTTTAATTGAATACCCTATAAAAGAAGTTTTACAAGACACTAATAGTTATTATTTAAACAATACTGTTGCCTATTCAATAGCTTTTGCGTATTGGAATAATGTTGCAAACATTAAATTATTTGGTATTGATTTCAGTTATAAAGGCAATATGCATTTTGCAGAATCCGGAAGAGGGTGTGTTGAATTCTGGTTATCTAAATGTATAGAAAAAGGAATACAAATAGAGGTAGCCTCTACTAGTGGGTTGTTAGATACAGATGTACCTGCTGAACAAAAGTTATACGGTTATCATAGACTTGCAGATCCATTAGTTGTAATGCATGAAGGAGAAACATTAAAAGTTTCTAAAATGAGTGAACTAGAGATAACAAAAAAACATCATATTCCTACACTTATAGGAAGAGATGATAGCCACCTTTATCCCGTAGAGCCTAAGAAATGGTAGATCAATTAACTCCTGGTGGATTGCCTGAGTTGGGCATAATAGAAGTAGCTACTTCAAATTATGGAGGACATCCTCCGGAGTTTTGGGCAAAGCAATTAACTGACAAAATAGTTGGTTATTCTGATGAAAATGAACAACATATTAAAGATCAAGCTAGGGCTTACAAAGATTTAATCTATAAAGTTTGTTTGATATATATGAAAAATGCTATAAAATCTTATAAAGCCTCTTTGATTCAAGAATTAAATCAAGGAGATGCAAAAGATTTAGCAAACATAATCAAAGGTATTTAAATGGCAATTACATCAACACTTACAA